CGACGCCGGCGTCGAAGTTCGCAGCGGACACCGGGCCCTCGTTCACGCCGACGATCGTGGTGCCATTGCGCAGCTCCAGCACGCAGATGGTGACCCTGCCGAGCGGCCCGTGCGGCTCGGGCGTAGAGACGCTGTCGCCGATCAGCACCTCGTGGCCGTAGATGCCCTCGTCCGCGGTGAAGTAGTACTCCCGCACGATCGCGGCCTCGATGTCCTCGGACGTGACGCGCGGCGCCACTGCCTTCGCCGCCAGCTCGGCCTCGGTGACCGTGCTCACGAGACCACCGCCCAGTCGTCGGCCAGCATGTCGGTCTGCGATGCGAGCCAGCCCATCAAGATCTCGCCGGTGGCGGTCTTCATCGTGATGGACGGCAGCACCATGGCCGTGCCGCTCGGCTGCTGCTCAGCCCACTTCCGATTTGCCGGCGCCCAGAAGTTTGCGGCCGGCACCTCGCGCGAGCCGTCGCAGCTCAGGGCTAGCCACATGCCCTTTCCGTTCCAGCCCGCGCGCGCCACGCGGCGCCCGGCCTTGAGGTGGCGGATGGCGTCGCCGAAGTCGCAGCGAGGGGGCGCGTAGCCAGCCGCGGCGCAGACAGCATCGGCCGCACCCGTCATGTCGTCGCGCAGGGGTAGGCCGACCATCACAACCGGTGCGGCTGCATCCTGTCGCGTGGCCTGCCCCTTCTGGAACGGCATCCAGGTGCAAAAGCCGCCCGCGGCGACGCGCTCGGCTGTCGCATCCTGCAGCAGCTCGACGCTCGTGCGGCTGTGCGCATTGCCATTGGCGTCGAACACCGTCAGGTTGACCATGGAATCGCTCCAGACGTGCGCGACGATGGCGGCATAGGGCTGCGCGGTGCCGCGGGCTTTGATTCCGTCGGAGTGCGTCACGAAACCGGACTCGCCGGAGTTCGCGAAGGGATGGAACCAGACGACTCGCCCGATGGTCGGTGCGATGAAGGGCTTGGGGGTGCTCATGGGATTGCTCCTTGGGTGGTGGTGGAAACGGAAGCGCGGGCCATGCGATCGAGCGTCTGCATGCACATCAGCAGCGCAGCGGCGAAGGTCCACGTGTGCGCCTGGGGCGCGGCGGGGAAAGGGTCGTGCTCGCGGGTTGCCGCGTGCATGCAGATGAAGAGCGGGCGCGGCACGGCGCGGAACTCGGCGCGCGCGACGCTGTACTCGCGCGGGGCGATGCCGCCATGCCGTGGCAGGTCCTGCAGGACCTGGTAGTAGTCGGGCAGCGTGCCGCCGTGGTAGGCCGTCAGCGCGGGTACGGCCCACGCCGGCACGAAGTAGTGCGGCTCCCTCGTCATGCCTGGCTGCTCCGACGCTTCGACGCGGGAGCGACCAGCTCGAGCGCTTCCCAGGGGAGTTCGATGTCGACGATCTCGGTTCCCGTGGCGGAACGCCGCTCGTAGAAGCAGCGCATGGCACCGCTGTCCTCCGAGAGGCCTGCGGCCACCATCTGCTGCGCGCCGCCCTTGATCCGCACGAGCTTGCCGACCAGCTGGCCGAGCTGCTCGGCCACACCGGCGTGCGTGGCCAGAAGGCGGATCACGGTATTGGCATCCACCTCGAGCTGGGTGACTGCCTTCTTGACGGCCTTCGCCTGCGCGGCCGCAGATCTCTCCACCTCCTCGATCTTGCTGCGCGCCGCGTTAATACCCTCGGCCAACCCGCTCGCCTGCTGTCGCGCCCTTTCCAGCTCGCGCATCACGGCATCGCGCTTCTCGAATGCCTTGCTCATGGCACCGTTGATGACCTCGTTCACGCGCTGCTCGACCTTGTCCAAATCCATGCTGCACCTCCATGCAAAAGCCCTGCGCTCTGGCATCCCCGGTAGCGGCCGTTCCCCTTGCGGGGTGGGATGCCAGAGCACAGGGCTCTGTTTTGAAGGTCCGGCCGCTACGCACTGACGGGAGAATCGTCAGGCGGCAAGGCTCGCGCGCCGAACCCTACAGGGGGGGCGCAAGGGCGCGGTCTAACGTATGCTTCGCGAAATCCATCCAAGTCATAAAAATGGCTCACTACCTGCGAGACAAGAGAATTGGTTCTCTCACCATTACTGAAGAAGATGTTCGCGAGCTATGCGACATTTTTTTCCAGAGAATGAATGTCGTAAGCGCCACCCGAGATAAGCCGAATGAACCCGAAATCAAAGGCGCACACTTTGTGATCAGGTTTGACAATCGAGGGTACAAGGCCTATTCCACCGACGATGTGCTCACCTATTGGCGTCAGGCTACAAAAGTAGAGCGCCTGGTATTTGCGACCGAATCGTTTGAAAGTCTAAATTCCAACAGGCTGCGTGGCACGTATGTCGAACTCAAGCTCGATTTGGCAGATGAACAGTGCTGGCTCGTATCTTCCTCTGATAGCAAAGAATGGATGGACGGCTCGTTCACTGCGATCGACGAGTATTTGACTAAGTGCAAAAACAAGAATCGTCTGATTAGAACGCCTTGGACACCATTTGCTGTTTACGTCCTCGGACAGGCTGTGATTCTTGCCCTAAGCCTCTGGCTAGCGGTGAAAATTGCGCCCCGCCTCGCCGTGGATAGTCCGGTCATCATCGGATTTATCATCCTGCTATTTCTTTATTTGCCGATTTGGCTATTCCTCCATGGGCAGGTTATGAGGTGGATCGCATTGGCGTTTCCAAACATCAAATTCCATAAGCAAAATCGAAGTCTGCATTGGTTCGGTCAGGCAATGATCGGCGCGCTGGTAATCTTCGCGCTCGGGCAGGCCGGCAGTTGGTTCCTGAGCCTGCTTGGGGAACTCATTAAGTCCACGCCGTAGTACCTGGAGCGAGGTCGCGGCAATCACGCCGCGATGTTGTCCGTGGTCCGGGCCGTTTCGATACCATCCATGCCCTCGCCGCCAGCGCGCGGCCGCGGGGGGAAGGTCGGGCTGGTGTTCTCGCGCACCGGTGGCTCGGCCGCTGCTTCCTGCTGCGCCGCCGGCGCCACCACCCCCGCGCCGCCCTGCCCTTGGATGTACGGGTCCTTGATGTTCATGGCCGCGGTCTGCGCCGGCGTCGGGAAGTTGGGGTCGTCGCCGCCCGGGCTGGGCCGCGTGTAGCCCGCGCCCTGCATGATCGCGTCGGCGATCGGCGCGATCATCGGCATCTGCGCCACCTGCGCGCCGCCCTGCATCGCCGCGAAGGCTGCCTGCACGCCGGTCTGCACGGCCTGGGCCATCAGCTGCTTGATCTGGGCCTCGGTGAGCCGCTCCTTCATGTCCAGCTCGCGCGCCTTCAGCTCGAGGCCAGCCAGCTTGACCTCTTGCGCCACGCGCTCCTGCACCTGCTTCTCGACCTCCTCGGGCGAGGCCTGCCGGCCCGCCGCGCGTAGCGCCTCCACCAGGTCGCGCTTGAACGGCACATCCATGAGGCTGGCCAGGAACGGCATGGCCGCGGCCTGGTACTGCGCGGGCAGGCTCTTGACGGCCTCCGACAGCGCGTTCAGCTGCTGGCCGCGGTAGGTGTTTGTGCTCGGCACCTCCTCGAGACCGACCATCAGGCGCGTGCGCTGCACGTCGTTCGAGAGATACGGCAGCCCGGTGTCCGGGTCCTCCTCCACCTTGTTGATGGTGACGGAGCGGTCGGCCCGCACCGCATCACCCTCGATGACGATGACCGTTTCCTTACGCCCGAGGTCTTCGATGATGAGCGCCAGCAGCAGCTCGCCCACCATCTTCCGGCCGGCGCGGAAGTTGTCCATCATGACGCCGAGGGACTGGTTCGACTGCTCCACCTGGGTCTGCTCCTGCAGGCCGGAGCGCGCCGTGCCCTCCTTGCCCATGAAGCCCGAGGTGACCGCGCTCACGCGCTGGATGGTCGCGCGGTTGTCGTCGAGCATCTTGTAGTGCTGCTCGGTGAGCGTGTAGTCGCGCTTGACCTCGAAGCGCGCGCCCGTCTTCTGCATCTCCTCGGGGTCGAGCAGGATGTCGGCGTCGACGCGCGCCACCTGCTGGCGGAACTGCGCATCGGACATGGCCACAGCGCCCTTGGTGCGCTCGGTGCGCACCGCGCCCATACCCCAACGCAGCTTGCTGATTCCGCTGTTCAGGCTGTCCTGCGGGAAGATCATGTCGCGGATGTAGCCATAGGGCTTGCCCGTGCCGTCCTCGCGAAAGCCGATGAACGGCGCGTAGGGGAAGTGCGGGTGCGGGTATGGCGTGGGGCCATCGTGCAGCAGGTGCGGGCCCAGCCAGAAGCTACGTCGAACGCGGCTCACCACCGCCTTCGACACCTCGGCGTGGCCGCGCGCGATCGCGATGTTGTGCGCCATGTTGTCCTCGTCGTACTCCACCACGCGGCCGTCGGGCATGGTGAGCACCGTCACGCTGACCCAGCGCCGGTACCAGAGTTCGACTAGGCACAGCTCCTTGCTGGTCGGGTTGAACCAACGGTCCTCCTGCACCGTCCAGGAGCGCGCCTCGTCCCAGCTGTTGCGCAGGCCAGTGGACATGCCACCGTCGAGCCCTTCCGGGCCCAGCATGCCCCACCAGTTCGAGCCCATGCGCCCGCAGGCCTCGATCAGCTCGCGATGCTTGGGGAAGGTCTTGGCGATGCGGTCCGGCCGCAGCCAGCGCTGGCGCCGCAGCCAGCGCGCGTCGCTCAGGTCGTCCTCCTGGGCCTTCATGTCCCAGTGGATCTCGTTGCGGTGGATGTACCGGCAGCGGTACCGGTAGCTGAACGGGTCGGCCTGGCGCGCGACCTCCACCCACGCCACGCCCACGCCGATCTGCGGGCGGAACGCGGCCGAGCACGCGCGGTCGGCCTTGGACTGCTTCTCGGCCTCGTTGAGCTTGAAGTTCAGGCCGTCGGCCACGTCCTGGCCACCGGGCTGCCCGTTCGGCGTCACGCGCCAGTCGGTCCGGGTCTTCGCTTCGTAGCCCTGGATCGACAGCAGCGCCGGGTTGACCAGGTTCTCCACCGCGGGCGGGATGCCCAGCGCGCGCTGGCGCTGCAGCAGCTCGGAGTCGAGCTGGTTGCCGTCGGCGTAGTCCATTTCCTTGTCGGCGGTGCCGCGCCAGAAGGGCTGCTGCTCGATCTCGTCGCAGATGTCGGTGTACTCGGTGAGCGAGATGGCGAGGTCTTCGCCGGCCTCGAAGGTCTTGCGCTCGGGTGGCGTGTCGTCGGTCATGTACATGGGGGCGGTCCTATGTGCGCCAGTCGGGCGCGGGCGCGGGCTCGTAGCTCGAGCGTTGGCTGTTCGGCTTGGGGATGCCGCTGATGAAGGTCATGGCGACGGCGTCGCCCTTGTCCGGGCTGCGGCCCAGCACCTCGCGGATCTCGTCCTTGTCGCGCATCTGGAGGGCGGCGACCTTGCCCATGGTCACGACCTTGTAGCGGACCGCGGCGAGGTCGGCTAGCAGCTCGGGGTCGGGCGGGAGCGAGATGGGGTTCGGGTTGGTCGGGTCGAGCGCCTCGCGCAGGCGCCAATACATCTCGGCGCGCTTGTTGCGGTACCGCAGGTTGCCGGCCTTCGTGACGCTGGCCGAGGCCTCCGAGCCGTTCACGCCAAGCACGTTGAGGTTCAGGCCCACTAGGTAGTCCAGCGCGCTCGAGCCGATGCCGATGCTGTCCACGCAGATGCACGCGCCATCGCGCACCAGCGGCACCACGAACCCGGCGGCCGTCGGCCCGTCCTTCGTGACGATGCCCGGGGCGGTCACCAGCTGGTCGAACCAGGTGTCGTGCCGGCGCGCCACGCTGGACTTGTCGATGCCGCCGCGGGCCGGGTCGAAGCCGATGGAGGTCATCGGGCCCTTGGCGTCCCGCGCCTTCCAGCGCGCCTGGGCGGCCTTGATCCACTCGGTGGGGAGGACCTGCCAGGCCGGATCGGCCGCGCCGGCCTGGAAGTCGCCGCGCAACATCTGGCTGCGCAGAGGCTCGGGCATCGACTGGAGCACGGCCTTGTAGCCGGTGGTCAGCAGGAAGATGTTGTCCTCGACCGACGACGGGATGAACGTCCGGCTCTTCGGCGTCATCATGTCGTCGCCGACCTTCACCGGCTCGGGACCATCCACCTCGAGGTCTTCGCCCTTCTCGTCGGTCACAAACCAGCGCAGCTCGCCCGGCTTGGCCGGCCGGGGATGGCTGGGCTCGAGCCATGGGCCCCAGTAGCGCTTCACCCATTCGCCCTCGGGCCCGGTCGGCGGGTTGCCCGCGCACACCACGCGCTGGCGCACGTTGGGGTCATGGGAGCGCAGCCAGCCGATCAGCGCGCGGAACTGCCCTTCCGTGAAGTGGCAGATCTCGTCGAACAGCTTGGCGTCGTGAGGGCGGCCCTGGTACTTGATCCAGTCGCCCGGGTCCTTCACGCTGCCCAGCTCGAGCACCTTGCTGAACGGCAGGCGCCAGATGCCGTCCTGGCTGTTGTAGCCCTTGCGCGTGCCGAGGATGGTGGTCATCCGCTCCTCGATGCCGACCAGCTGCACGGCCTCGCGCCGGAAGATGATCGAGTGCTGCTGCGAGGTGAGCGACAGGCCCAGCAGCAGGTCGGTCTTCCCGCCGCCGGCGGCGCCGCCATAGAACAGGATGTCGGCCTCGGACTCGTACGCCGCGCGCTGCGGGCCGTCCTGCGGCACCCAGATAGGCGCGTCGCCCGCCAACAGGATGGTGTCCAGCTCGGCGCGCGCGGCCGGGTCCATCTGCCGGATCATGTCCAGCATCTGGGCCGTCGAGAGCTGCAGCTCGGCCGCCATGCGTCAGGCCTTCCCGGTGACCAGCGAGGCGACCGCGGCCGCCGCGGCCGGGTTGGAGCTGAACAGGCGGCTCAGGCGCACGGCGCGCTCGGTGTCGGTGAGCGCACGGGTCGAGCCCGGCACCGAGGTGGCCTCGCCGTCGGGACCGTCCAGCAGGCCGAATGCCTGGCGCTCCAGCTGCACCAGCACGCGCAGGCACTCGCCAAGATCCTTCATCGTCTTCGCGCGCCCGGGCAGGCTGATGATCTTCTGATAGAGGTCGTTGAGCCGGTCCTGGCCGTTCTCGTCGGGCTTGCGCATGATGTCGCCCAGCTCGGCCAGCAGCGCGGCGTTCTCCAGCCCGGACTGCTGCTCCAGCTCGGCCAACAGGTTCATGGCGATGGTGCGCGAGCGCTGGATGTCCTTGCGGTGGGCCAGGCGGACGGTGGCTATGGCGATCGCGTTGGCTTCGACGACCTGCTTCTCGGACGCTTTTGCTTCGCTGCGTACCTCGTTGCGTACCGCCTCTTTGCGTACCAGCGCCTCGGCCTTGGCCTGAATGCGCGGGGAAAGGTCTCGCTCCCATCCATCACGCTTTGCCCGCTTGCGAATGGCGCCCTCGGTGATGCCGTGCTCCTCGGCGATCTGGCGCAGCGGCTTGATGCCCGAGCGGTAGTCCGTCTCGATGGTGGCGTAGTCCGGCGCGGCGGCGCCCGCGGCGGGTTTGGATGCTGCGGGTGGGGTGGAGGTCTTGGGTGCTGTTGCGGCCTTGGATGCCGGCTTGCGTGTGGCCATGCCTGCGAGTCTTCCGCGCACGGGCGAGCGGGGCGAACCCTATAGGGGGTGCAGCTTCCCTGCCGCGGAAACCGAATCTTGGCAGGCGCACAGGAGAACTTATGGTCTCTTCAATGTAGGACAGCGCCTCAGCGAACAGTAAAAAACTTGCGCCTGCACCCGATGGCTGCTGATGATCGAGAAATGCTCGTTTCTGACCCCGAACTGAAGTCGCGCCTGACGGCCCAGATGGCCTGGGAGGCGGCGTGCGAACGGGTGCGCAAGGTGCTGCAGCCGCCGCCGGGGTATCCCAAGCCGACAGCCGAGGAACTGGAGGCCGCCTTCACGAACGCCGCGGAACGGCTCCATACCCTCCGCATCATGTGCACCACGGCCGAGGAATGAAAAAAGCCCACCAGGGCGAACCTGGTGGGCGAACGTGCGGCGAGGCCGCGCGAGGAGACAACTGACATTGACGGGGCCATCTTCTTCCGGCCCCGCGGTGCGATGAACCCCTACAGGGGGAGGCTGGTGCCGCCACCACGGATTTGAACCTGGGGCCCTTCCCTTACAGGGGGAACGCTCTACCGGACTGAGCTATGGCGGCTGTGTGTCGATGGTGTGGCCCGGCGCAAGGTGTTGCATCCCCGAAGGGTGGCGCGTAGGGAATTCGACCCCTACCCCCGACCTCCGGCCATGGGCCGGCGTTCTGGTGCTCTGAACTAACGCACCCGTTCCCTCGCGGCGCTCACCATCATCGAAGCGAGCCGGGCTTGATTCCGGCTTGCACTCACCGAGTCCGCTGCTTGTTCGCGTAGAGGGTGGACGTTGCGGCCCTACTTCCCCCACCCCTGCGTGTCCTTCCACGCCGCCGCTTCGATAATGGTCCCGGCCTTGCCGGGGGCCCCCGTCGGGGGCGATTCTTTCCGTCCTTCGAGACAAGTCAAAAGCGGGGCGTCGCTCGCAGGCGGATGCCACTCAAGGCCTCGGCCGGTTCGCCCTGCGCAGCTACCCGGCATCATGCATCTCGACCCGTGCTCGAATCACGGTTGAGCCCCTTCGGGGTGGTCATCTGGTTGCGGTGGTCGGCTTCGAACCGACGACATACAGGGTATGAACCTGGCGCTCTACCTGGCTGAGCTACACCGCGCAATCGAAGTGTGAGGTGTTCGCCGCCGGCACGCTCGCCCTACAGGGGGTTTCGAACAGCTGCACCTGCTTCGGGTCGGACGGGGCCTCGAGCGCGGCCACGCGGCGGCGCAGGCGCTTGATCTCTTCGGCCTGCTCGGCGGCCAGCATGGCGGTGTTGCGGCCGTTCTCGATCGCGATCGCCTGGGCCGCCGCGCCGGCCTGCAGCGTGGCAAGCATGCGGTCCTCGCGCGGGGTGAGGTGCAGTAGCGTGTCGCCAATCTCGATCTTCACCCAGCCGTCGGCCAGCAGCGTCTTCGACATGGCGCGCGCCGGCGGGTGCTGGACGGCCGGCACGTACACCCCGCGCTGGACGCGCAGGATGTCGCCGCGGTCGACCAGCGTGCCGACGCGGTCGTCGATCACGCTGAGCGTGAGGCTGGTCAGCTCGGCCAGCGTCTCGCGGGTGACGATTTGCTCCTTGGCGTGCAGATCCTGCACGGCCTCGAGCACGATGGTGGTGCTGCTTTTGCGATCTTCAGCCATTCGGTTGTTCTCCTCGTTCAAATTCTGTCGAGCGCCCACTGGGCGGCTTTCCGCTCGCGCGGGGTGGCCGGCACGTTGCCCGCCACGATGTCCTGCCAGATAGCCACCATCCAGCGGTGGGCGGCGCCGAAGCGCTCCACCTTCTCGGCCGCCGGCGCGGGGCCCTGATCGAGCCAGCGGTGGCAGGCGGCGCAGCCGTGGACATGCCACTGATCGTCGGCCTTGCGCGCGCCGGCCTTGCCGTGGATGGAGAGGTTGCTGTGGCAGGCCACGGTCGTGTCGGTGCCGCCGCGGCACACGCCCGGCACCAGCAGCAGGCAGCGCTGGCCGCGCGCCATCGCCAGCAGCGCGCGGTTGCGCTGCGGCTCGGGCTTCGGTATTGCGCCGCGGAAGTCCGCGTCGTTGATCGCCGCCATGCGCACGATGCGGCCGGGCACCGGCTGCACGCGCGCGAGCGGCGCCGGCGCGACGGCAGGCGGCAGCTGGCGCTTGAAGGCGCTCCGCTTGAGGGGCGCGCTGCGCTTCATTCGCCGAAGCCTCCCAGGATGGCCTCGATCATGTCGATGCGCGCCGTCGGCGCCAGGTGGCGCCACAGCGTCTTGCCGGCGTGCTCGGTGCGCAGGAAGGCCACGGCGTTCGTGTGGAAGACCTCCATGGCGCCCTGCTCCACCTGCGAGTAGCTGATGCTCTTCGGCACCGGGAACACGCCGCCCTTCGGGCCCGGGAACCAGTCCACGTGCCCGGCGCCCACCTTCAGCCAGTCGCGGAACGGGTCGAAGGCCTCGAACCGCTCCTGCGCCTGGAACACGGCCTGCTCGAGCGCCATGTGCTTCCGGTGGAACCAGCCCAGCCGCTGCTGGTGCGTCTTGACCTCCACCATCTCGCCCGGCTCGAGCCGCATCAGGCTGGAGAGGAAGCGACGCCAGCGGGACTGATTCTGCTGGCCGAGGCCGTCGACGTAGCCCGTGAACACCTCACGCGCGATGACGCGCTTCTCCTCGGGCAGCTCGAGCGGGTGCTGGCGCACGAGCACGATGTCAGCCATGGTCAGGCTCCGAGTTCGGACAGCAGGGCCTTCAGCTGGCGCAGCTTGTCGCCGCCGGCCGCGGCCGCCTGCAGCTGTGCGTCGACTTCGAGCGCGATCGCGTCGACCTCGTCGGCGGCGCGGCGCAGCAGCGCGCCGAGGTCGCCGAGCCGGCTCACGAACTTGTCGCCCGGGCTGAGGGCCGCGGCCGGCGTGGCCGTCGCGGGC